ATCCTTCTTGAGTATCCAATACTGATTCTCTACTATGGGTTTGGCTAGTATCATCTAGTACTCCTTTATATGTTTCGTTGAGCCATCGACTGACTTGTTCGGCGTTCTCACTGAGTTTGGTCAACTCATACCGGCCACAGAATCGCATGAAGTGAACTCCAACTTGTCCAACGTCGCGATGACTGACTTGCTCACGAATGCATTGGTCAACCACGGCCTTGACATCATCGGGTTGCGCAGTAAGGTCAACCAAGGTCCGATTGCGTTCGTAATCATCCTTGACTCGGTGTTCTGCACCATTGTGGTCAGTCCAACGTTGTAGCATCAGATTGTTCCAGTTGTAGCCTTTATTACCGCGATCCGCGTAGGCTTCACGGAGACCAACCTTATTCTTTGTTCCCTTCTCACGTACTCCCGGATATGCACTAAACACATTGTCGGAGGTGTCCCCACGCATGCACTTTTCAAATAGTAGCCATTGGGGGTCCGGAGTGATTTTTGGTTGTTTAGTTTTCTTATCAACGACAGGGTTGCCTTTGGCATCAAATATACCTTCCAGGGTCAGTAGTTCGTCCGTGATACCGTTGTATTGTTGTACATTGGCAGCCAGTAACTGCACAAAGTCAGTGTCTGAGCTTACAATTGTGTGTTCATCTTGGGGGTGTAGTGCAATCCAACGTGCAATGACGTCATCTGCTTCGGCGGTGGCGCAGCGGACGACGCTACAGTTTGTTCGAGTAGACAAGTATTTAGTCAGCTCATCATAGGTTTCCCAAAACAGCTTGTCTTCTTCTGCTTCAGTTTCCGTCATTGCACCACGTGCCACAGCACGGTTTTTCTTGTAGGGTTCGTAGAAGTCCTTGCGCCAGCTACGCCCTTCTAGTGCAAAAATCACATGATCTGCTTGGAATCTACGAGCCACTTTGTTGGCGGCCATAATGGTCACATGCAGGGCAAAGCCCAATTTGGTCCATGTGTCACTGGCACGATGTGCACTGTGCCTGGCACGGAAAAACATGTTGGCAGTGTCAATCAGCAGATATTTCATTGGGTGCAATCAGGTTGTTATCGTTGATGTATTGTAACACATAGTTGGCCCAAAAGCAATGGGCATCAGCACCAAAATGATATGTTTTGGGATTTACGTATTCAAAACCGTTGTTTCTACACACAGCACTATAGGAATGATCTATGGAATAGGGTTGAATATATGAAACTCCCCAATCCTGATCTGCTGGCAGTTCACTGAATGTACTGTGTCCGTTAAAAAACAAGTGCGGTATTTGAAGATGCGTCAACTCTTGATGAAAAGCCCAAATTTGGTCATGTGCTCTACGAGTGGCCACTTTCCAATCAACATCAATCACATACTGCTTGTACCTATCACGCAGTTCGGGTGGAACTATATCCCATCCACTGGCGTTGACTTGATACCAGATGCCATTGTGTAACCACTCCTCGCGTTCCCAAGTTGACCACTGTATGATCATAAAAGTGTTGGATAGTTTATCTGGATTGTTTTTGATCCAATCACGTGTGGTACGAATCATGCGGTCATTGCTACTGGCTGACTCTGCAGCACAATACATTTCAATACCGAGATGCTGGGCCAATTTAGTGCACCAACTCACCGCTAGATTTGCAGGGTGCGGTCGACGATCTATGCCATTCTGACCATCATCTACAGCAAATGCTGCATCGACTGCGGCTTCTGCAGCCGCGGTATGGCTACAGCCGTTAACGTATAAAATCATTCTTGATATGTGGGATTTGGAATTTCTAATTCAAACACATGGTATTCACTGAATACTGTGTCGGTGTTCTTGAGTAGTTCTATGGTGCGAAGTTGCTCGGCTTCTTGTCGTGTGCCGTAAAATCCTGAACCAAATGTGACGCTGCTACCACCGCCATACACATAGCTCATTTGAAGCCCGGTCTGTTTGATCACAGCATAGACCTTGAATGTGGGCAACGGTTTAAGTGGTTCCATCTTTCAACACCTTGAATGTTTCTGCTTCTACTACACGTTTGCGTAGGCTTGAACTGGAGAAGCTGTGGTCACGTCGGTTGAATACATGTTGTATTCCTCGTGCTGCACCTTCACTGCGACCGGTGAAATTGGTGTCCTCGTACTCTACACCCAGAATTCGAACATCAATGGGAAGAATCAAGATCAAGTCAATGAGATCTTGCTCGGTGCTGTACACCACAACTTCATCAACGTAGCGACACGCCGCCAACTGTATCTGGCGTTCCACAATACTTTGTACAGGCCTATTCTTGGTATCTGGCCTGTCGATAGTGGGATCAGTCTGTAACCCACAGATGAGGTAATCACAGTGATTCTTTGCTTCGGAGAGCATTGCAATATGGCCTGCATGTAGCATGTCAAAGGTCGAGAATGTGATGCCAATTTTTTTACCTTGATCTTTGAGATCTTTGATGTGATTTAAAATCATGATACTTCGCTCCTACCGTTGCCGATGTCTCTGGTGTTGACGTATTGACTACTGTATTTTTGTATAGCTTGTTCTTGTTCCCAAGTTTCCATGACAACATGTCTACAAATGTTTTGGAACCAGCGATCCACAATGTCTGCATCTGTGTCCGTGGGCTTCATCATGTAGCCGGCCTTGACCAGGCGCGCCACAAATATTTCATTCCAATCCAGTTCAAACGCACCTTGATGCAGATTGCTAGGATCAATATCCATCTTGACAATGCTCACATACGGTTCACCTTTTTCTGTAGCCAGTTCCTTGTCGGTCTTGGCAGGTTCTTTTGTGGCTTTTGGTGTGTCATCCACGGGTGTGGATATACGTTGTTTCTTTTTGGGCTTGTTAAACCAATCAAATATCGCCATTAGGTTCCCCATTCGTTCTTGAAAAGTGGCACTTGAAGTCGATCACTGTACCGCCAGCCTTTTCGCATTGCCATGTCTGCCACTGCACGATTGTTAAGGGTATACACCCGCTCAACACCACCAACGGGCATAATATAAACAGGACCCGTAAACCCTGCCGCACGATATTCATCAACGGCTCTTTCAGCATCTTGCAAGTCCCCTTGTGTAGCCACAACAAATTTGAGATATGTGTAGCCATAGTCTTCATAGCTACAAACAATTTCGGGCCTGATGGCTTCTTCCCACTTCTCTCCTGAACATGGCAGTTTGGCACTGACACTGAATGTGAGTTCTCGCAACCAGTCTTTGTCATGATGATGTGCCCAACGATGCAGATACGATCCAAACTCTTTGCTGATTTCTTGAGTGCCGTTGGTTTCAAATGTGATTTCTTTGAGACTCGACATCTTGGGATGGTTCAATAGATCTGGATATGCACGTTGCCAACCCAGCAGTGGTTCTCCGCCAGTGATCACAAGATGTTCGTCACGCCATTCCTTGTGCGGTAGCGTATCCACAATAGCATCGGCAATCGCACCAGTATCAAGAAGGGGAGATAGATGACGAAAGCGAGGATCCCAACTAGCGTAACTGTCGCAACCTGTAGATACCAAAGGAAGCGATTTGTACTCGGTGTACTGAGTCGGATCAATATTGTTTGCTTCTTCACTGAGTTCTCCTCGGGGCATGCCAAAACCGGCACATTTAAAGTTGCAGCCAAAAACACGTAAAAACACCGAAGGAACGCCCATGTAACGACCTTCGCCTTGAATTGAATAAAATAGTTCTGCTACCTTGAGTTTAGACATCTGTATCCTTTTGTTGTGTGCTCTGTTATTGTACTAGAACTTTGCACACCGAGCAACCACTCATTGGCCAATTGATTTTTGTACACCTAGCTCAAACGACATAGGGTCGTAGTCGGGCATGATGCTTTTGAGTTTGGCAATATTGGGTCTGCGATTAGCTGTGCTTCCGGGTTTGCCGGGTGTGGTTGCCCATGTGGGATTGCTGTGACCCAAGGCGGAGGCAATGATTTGAGCTGCATCCATGATGGTGATCTCTCGGTCATTGCCAATGTTGATCAGTTCACGAATCTGTGTTTGGGCGCAGTGGATGCTGGCTCTCACAGCATCTTCCACGTGACAGAAACTTCTAGTTTCGTTGGCACCAAAACACTCAAATCTGCCTTCCTTGATCTTGGCAATTTGGTCAGCCAAGAAGTGTCCGGCCTTGCTGTTTTCACCATACACATTGAAATAGCGCAACATAACATAGGGCAGTTGGCTGTTGGCCAGATAATTTTCACTGCACACTTTGGCCAGTCTGTAGCTCCAACGTGCATTGTGAATGTCTCGCACAGCAATATCTGCATGCTCGGGTACTGGGCTCACAGGATCATCACTCACAATTTCGCTGCTACTGGCGTACACAATTTTCTTGAGATTTTTAATATTGGCAGCGTACTCAAAAATATTAATGTCACACACAAAATTATTGCGCAACACTTGATTGGGGCGCTCGTAAAAGTTCTTGGTGCCATTGATAGCACCGTAGTGATAGATGTAATCAAAATCTTGCGGCAGGGTCCCAATCGCCCGAGGATCATTCAAATCAATTTCAAGGAAATGATCACAAGGTGGTACGGTTGTGCTGCGACTGTGATTGTCAACTGCCCAAACCTCGTTGGCAGCATCAGTTTTTAATTGTCTGCAAATTTCAGTGCCCAACAATCCACTTGCACCTGTTACTAATATTTTCATTTGGTCACCTTGTTGTTGTCATCAATCACGCTTTGAATCAAAGTATAGGGCAGGTCAAGATTCTTGATCAAGTTGTTCCACGCACTGGTGTCTTTGGGCAAACAGTGTCCACCGTAGCCACGCATGTTCTCATTGGCCATCAAGTAGTGTGGATTGATACACTCTCTGCGAGTAATTGCGTCATACACATTCTTGTAATCAGCACCTAATTTTTTACACACATCATAAGTGATATTGGCAAAGGTCACGCTCATGGCATGGTGCACGTTATTGAAATACTTGACAACTTCAGCTTCTGTGGGACTAACACGAGCCACAGTCTTGGGAAAATGCCCGTGTATCTTTTCAATCAAGTCAAAGTCTTGCTCACGATTGCTGCCAATGATCAACAAATCATGATTGTAAACAAAGTCTGCCAGTGCAGTCTTGGCTCGCAAAAACTCAGGCACGCTGCAAATTTTAAGATTGGGATACTGCTCGCTCAATCTTTGGCTGGTTCCAGGAACCACAGTGCTTTTGATTGCTATCAGGCCCTGATACTGATGCTGACCCAGTTCCGCAACCACTCGTTCAACAATGCTGGTATCACAGTCTCCATTGGCCGCTTGGTTCGTGGGCACACTGAGAAACACACACTCAGCCTCTAGCACATCAGCAAGTTTACTGCCCTCATAGGCAGGATCATAAAAGCACATATTGTGTCCAAGATACTCAAGACCTTCGTATACAGCCTTGCCCACTGTGCCTTTTCCAATTATTCCTATTTTCATTTTACATCCTTAAAAGTCATGTCTACACACCTACTGGTTGAATTTGACTCAACCAGTTGAAAAATTTCTTCAGCAACTTGTTCAGGCTCAAGATAGTCCAACGTGGAATCAATTGCTTTGCCTGCTGTGGCCATCTTGGTGCGTGTTCTCACTGGATTCACCAAGTCAACTATGACAGCTGATCCCGCAAAGTAATCTCTAGCCGATTCCCACAAATTGTACAACGCTGCCTTGCTGGCGCTGTACAACGGATACAACCGGCGACCACCTGTGTAACTGCTGCTGCCAATCATGATAATTCTTGTGGGCTTGCTCAAGCCTTCTAGCGTCATATAATGACTCACGATTGACCAGTTACTGCCAAAGTTCACATTCATAGTGACATGATGTGTGTTGGTGTACCCATTGACAAACACACCGGCACAATTAATTACAACATCAGCCTGCGCTTGATTCAGCAACTTGGCTGCATCCAAGTGACTTTGTTCGCTGTCAAAATTCAAATGTTCGCTGTTCAAGGCAATAACATGATATCCTTTGTCAGCAAACAATTTTGCAGTAGCACCACCAATGCCACCTGATGCGCCAAAGATTACCACGGTTTTTTCCATCACGGTGCAGCTATATCTGCTACTCGATAAGTATCAGACTCATAATCCTCGCCACCACGCGGTCCTTCTGCAAATGCAAGAAATGTGCAGCCATCAGAACCAGCTCTCATGGCATGAACTTCAAAGGGCTCACTTATGATCATGTCACCTGCAACAGCATTGAATACATTCACTAACTGTGAACCGTTTATACTTTTGCTATAATAAGTCAGTGTGCCCGACATAACAAATGTATATTGCGTGGTGAATTTGTGATAGTGATTGCCGCGAACTGCTCCAGGCTGATTGGCAATAACACAGCCATGATTCATGTTGGCTTTGTAGAATATATCAGTGATACTGCCGCGATCATCGCTGAATTTTCCCAGGCCAGGCTGGCCGTGTTCGCTGTAGATGTTGTATGTTTTCATTGTGAAATAAACCTTGTGTTGGGGTTGATATTTAATATAGCACGCCGAAGACCCTCACCAATGTTCCAACTCAAAATCAAAGCATACGGCCGTGGGTGGCGAGCAAACTCCTCGTCGGCCAGCACTGGAATTCTGGTCAATGGTGTGAATTTGCCTTGCTTGTGTTTGCTGGCATCAGTAATGCAATGAATCACTGTGCTGTCAAGCCCATGCCATTTCAGCCATGTATTGGCCTTGGCAGCGGCTCCAACACCAATTACTACTGCATTGGGATCTTGTTCCAATAACTTGTAAAAATTGGCCAACCATGTAACCTTGGCAGTTTCAAATCGGCGTTGTAAATCTTGATAAAATTTGGGGTCAAACAAACCTATTTCGGTTTCCCGACTGATGGCCTGTTGAATTTTGTCAGGCATGCCGGCACCTGTGATGTGTCTAGCAAACACTCGCAAACTACCGCCGTGATAGTCAACAACATCAAAATCAAATATTTCTAGTCCAGCTGCCTGCAACACATTGTGGGCCATTTTGATGGTGAAGTAGGTGGGATGTTCATGATACACCATGTCGGTGAATCTGCCGGACTCAATCATGCTGAGCCAATAAGGAACTTCAAACACAAACTCACCAGCAGGGGCCAGCAGTTTTGCCACACTTTGAGCAAATGCCACAGGGTCGTTGGCATGGTTGAACACATTGTTGGCAATCACAGTTCGGGCTGTTCCATGTTGCGATCGTATCAGTTCAGCGGTGCTGTTGTCAAACAAGGCATGCACAGTTTCAACACCTCGAGCCCGGCTCAACGCACACATTTCTGCACTGCTGTCCACGGCCACCGCTTGATCAAACTGCGAAACAAGATACCCATCGTTGCTGCCAATCTCAACCACAAGTCCCGAATGCCCACGATGTTTGATTGTTTGAACACATTCATCCCAGTGGTCTCTAGCAGTCTTGCTGTTGCTGGAAGTGTAACTGTAACTGTAGAGATTGTAGCGATCTTCGGCTGAACTTAGATAACCCAACTGTATACTACCAGTGTTGCTGTTCAAGAAAACCTGTAGTGGAAACACAGGTTCACTGAGATGAAGTTGATCGGCTCTAACAAAAGTGTCAGCATAGGCATGCTGACCAAAATCAAGTATTTTTACAACCGGCTGTTGGGAAATCACACACTTGGTAACTGCATCACTCACAGTGATGTTACTGCTTGACAAGGTCATTCCTGACATCCTCACTTCTTCGATCCGGCTCAACAGATACTACTTGACCTTGAGTATCCAGCCTCATTACAAACTGGCTCATCTGCCGATTGACATCTAGTTCGGCCAATTTTTGCCAGGCATAGTTTTTGCCGCTTTTGACTCCTTCCCACCACGAAGTATCCAAGCCCAGTGTCTTCATGTATTCAGCAATGGTGTTGCATCTGTCTACTCGGAAAAATGTGTTTTGCGGATAATGAAAGTCAATGGGATTGGTTGGGTCACCTTCAAATCTAACCTTGGGCTTGAGTGGATCCTTGGCGTCCTTGGTGAGTTCAACTTGATTGTGCACAACATCAACATCGATCACCTGCATGAGATCCAGTAGAAAAGCAATCTGACTCAACTCAGCATCAATCATTTGATGTCTGCTGAGCTCTTGGGTGAGATCATACCATGCTCGGGGAACTATGGGAAAAATACTGTAGGGATGTTCGTTGTGAGTGTGAACCTTCAACAGTTTAAATTGACCAGTGTATTGACCAATAACGGTATCCCAACCCTGTGTCTTCATCACAGCATCGTCGTTCCACACAAACAGCCAGTCCGATGAAGTTGATTTGGCCAAATGATTGTAATACCTATTCAATCCAGCATAGCCCATGCTTTTGAACACCTGGGCCTCGTAGGCAACATCGTGTTGATCCAAAAATGGTTGAATAATTTTGGCAAAGTGATCTAGGCCCACCTGATCGTCATCGTCAAACCCAAACAACAATTGTATGCGTGAAACGTCATCAGCTAGATTCACAATACTGGTCACACTAGCGGTCAGTGCGTCAGTGCGGCTGCGTGTGGGCAGTAAAACTGCTATGCTGTATTCATTTGTCATTGGAAAAATATTTATATGCGTATATTATTATGCAAACAAATCTTCATTCCACTCACGATGGCCTTCACGGAAAGCCATGTTGCTTTGTGTTTCACGCACTTCTACACGATAACACCACAAACGTGCAGCTTCACCTGGCCCCCACATCTCGGGAATGTAAACACCGTTGACATACTTGTACAGCATGTCGCTGAGTCCTTCACAACCCAGCTTGGGTAACACAACAATCTTGGCCATGTTGCGTTCTTGCAGCAACTTAAAGGTCTCCATTTCTGGATCATCTGCAGCCACAATCAAGGTATGATCAAACTGATCTTCCAAGGTCTTCTTGAGTTCTTTGAGTCCACCATAATCAGCTGCCCAGTTACGAACATCTAGGTCATTGGTGCCAAAGTAAAACTTCATAGAAAAACTATAACCATGAATGAGATTACAGTGACTATCAGCACGCCATTGGCGATAAGCGCAGGGAAAAGCATCGTGATACTCCTTGGTGCTGGTATATTTGTAAGTTACGGGTTGATTTGCCATATTGTCCTCCTATGTATTATAGCATAGACAGCAGAGTTTGTATAGCGGGAGTGATGCCAAAAGACCGCATAGAGAAATATTTAGTGAGGTTTTTGATAGCCTGTGGTTTTATAGTTTTGTTGACCAAAAATAACACCACGCACACCGCCAGTTGGGTCAGCACAGTCGCCAATGTTTCTGGGAATCAAATGCACATGCGGATACATCACTGTTTGGCCAGCAGCTTGCCCTTGGTTTAAACCAATGTTGAAACCATCGCAACGATTGTCTGCCACCCATTCTCGACCAGTCGACAAAGCAAGATTCATTGCTTCACTGATAGATGTGTCATTGTTGAATCGAGGCACAAACAGCAAGTGGCCTTTTGTGACCGGGTAAGCATCTCGAAACACCGCCACATGTAAATTGCCAAGTTCGGATACATTATCGGTCCAAGGCGCCACCTTGGCATCTTGTGCAGCTGTCAGTGTAGTATAACGTGTCATCGTGGAGCAAAGTCCTGTTGCAGTTTGATGTTGTCAAAAAACTCTTTCTTCACACTTTGGTCTGCTTTGAAAGCGCCGTGTAGAACTGTGGTTTGTGTAAGGCTAGAGTGTGCCATAATACCGCGATTCTCACAACATCCGTGTGTGGCTTGGATATAAACTGCCACATCTTTGGATCCAGTGGCAAATTCAATTTCTCTTGCGATATCCATACAGAGTTCCTCTTGGAGAGTACCACGTCGTGCACACCACTGGGCAATACGGGTGTACTTGGATAGACCAATGAGTTTGGGACCAGCAATGATTCCAATATAAGCCACACCTGACACAGGTTGGTGATGATGTGAGCACATGCTTTTGAGTTCGCTTCGCACCACAAGCATGCCTTCATATTTTCCGTCCGTGTCATTCGGAAAAGCCGTAGCATTGGGGCTCTCCTCGTACCTGCCAGCCATGATTTCATACACATACATCTTTGCCAAACGTCGGGCTGTGCCTTGAGAATTGGGATCTGTTTGACGATCAATAATCAAAC